CGCCAGATGCGGTGATGGCACCGCTGGTTGTGATGTCGCTGTCTGCTGTTACTGTTCCGGTGGTGGTGATGTTGCCGGTCTGGTCAATGTCCTTGTTGATTAGGATTTTATTCTTGTCTGTTCCTGGGGCAGGATTGGCCGTTTGATACAGGGCCGGCAGTATTATGCCCCGAGATAGGTCGCCATTGGGGGATAGCACAAGCACCTGTTCGCCAGTTTTAAGTGGGAACCAGGTGTCTGTGCTGGGGACGACCCAGGGCATAAATGCCGTTGTAATCTTGCCGATTTGAACTGTTGCTGTGGCGGTGTCATAGTTCACGTCTTTGACTTTGCCAATGCGGATTATGTTGTTCAGTCGGCGGTATAGGTCGCTTATCTTTTGTCCGTGTTCAATCATCGTTGTTATGCGTTTTGGTCATATAGGTCAGTGTAAAGCCCAGGCGGATTGCCCCATAAATCTTGGCACCGTCAATGGACATGTCTGTTTCAGTGGTCTTAAACCGCAGGACGGCATTTCGCATTTTCGGCACATCCCAACCGTCCAGCATGGTTTCAATCTGTTCCGCCATTGTGTCCAGTTTGTCGTCCAGGTCATCTTTGCCGGTGTCAACGGCCTCTACAAACAGTTCCAGTTCACGTGTCAGGTCCCCATGGCCGTCTGTGTCCCATCGTTCTTCTTTGATGGTTTCCGTGCCTGTATAAACCAACACCGCTGGCAGGTCTTGGTCAAACAGTGGTTTGCTGCGTGATGTATATGTGTTCGCAAATGTCTGTTTCAGGTGTTCTGCGACTGCGGTTCTGATGTTTATTCTTGGGTGTGTCATGTTTCGTGTAGGATTAGTTTCTTGGACCCTGGGATATGGTGTTCTATGTCGATTATCTGGTATTTGATTTCCCATATCTCAACATAGTCGCCGGCACGTGGTTCTGGGTAATACGTTGGAAAATCTATCAGGCGCACAAACAGCACAATCTTGGCACTGGATATGTCCGCACCTGCGTTTTTCAGGTCAATTTCCATGAAACTTTCGTGGAAGTCCCCTGTGATCGCAAACGGTTCGTGTGCGGTGTTCTTTGGGCGGTACGTTACCGGCCGCCCAAAGATTTCCATCGCTGGTCTGTTCACAAAGTCATCAAAATTAAACATTGTTTTAAGAACCTGATTTTGTCAGGGTTACCTGGCACGCATGTTGCCAGTAACCATATCCAACGTTACGCCAGGTATCGACACCATACTGGTGTGCATCGTGGTCGAATTCGTATTCTGACCCCTCAGCTTTTGCCTTTACCTGGACCGCTGTTTCTTCCTGGCGGATGAATGCTTTCACATCGCCATCTGCACGGAAGACATAGAATTTATTCCCAGTCAGACGTGGGTTCGCCGCTACTGCGATATCCAAATCTGCCAGAACCTTTACCGGATTGGTTGCACCGCCAACGGACAGTGGAACTGCCAAAGCAGACTTGGCCACGAACCAGTAATTTACCGGCACCATTACCAAGAACTTAGATGCGTTTTCGTTGATTGGTTCGCCTTGGTTATCCTTAAAGCCGATAATCTGCTGGATACCCGACAGGATTGCCTCACGCAATGCTGCCTCGGTTGGTCCATCAACGGTTCCGACTTCGCCATTGATTGCTGCCTTGGCCAAGTCAAATTCAATCTTATTTGACTGTGTGCCGGACTTTCCCTCTTTGTGGGTTTCAGCAAAGTAGAAATGACCGTCATAGCACGGTGTTGTTTCGCCTTTTTCAATCAGTTTGGACAACAACAATGCCCAGTGGCTGTTTGTGCGTGTGGCAAGTTCGCCAATGCGGACCTTTACCTGACCGGTTTTATCACGGCGCAAGTGTTTGACCGGAATGTCAATCGTTGCCTCAAAGTGTTTGTTTTCGATTGAAATGCCGTTTGATGTGAATCCCTTGGCATGGCGGCCACCGATCCATTCACGCATGACCGGTGATTGACCAATCCATGCGTATTCTTCTGTGTCCTGGTCGGACGTGAAGTAATTAGAAATGGCCCCAATCCAGGCCATTCCGTCATCAGCATTCAAGCGTTTGAAAAATTCGCCAATTATGGCACGAGATGAAAGTTTGTTCATGGGTTATCCCTCTGTTGTTTGTGATGTTGTTGCGATTGCGATTTCCTGCTGATAAATGAAGTCAAACCCGACAATTGCGTGGGTTGGATCTTCTAAACGCAGGACTTTGCCAAAGCAGGCAACACCTGTTTCTGTTGATAATTCGCCGTCTTCGGTGATTAAAACCGTTGCCCCGATTGATGATTCCTGGCTCAGGTTTGGCAATTCAATGCAAACCTTGCCACGGCCACGCACATCGACTGTCTTGGCACCGTTGTCACCATCGCTGTTATCGACTTCGTCCAGCGCAAAGCCTGCAACTGTGTCGCCTTTTTCATATGGTCGGGCATAGCCACCGTTGATTCCGATGAATTCCCCTTGGAAGATATGCACACCTGCCGCAACCAAGACTGTATTCACGTCTTCGTTTGATTCAAATGTGCGAACTGTGTTTTCCGTCAGTTTTGCCATTGCTTATTCCTCTTTTTTTAAGACTTTTATTTGTTCATTTTCTTGTGCGATACGGAATGCAAAGAATGCGGCTTTGTCGCCTCCAAACTCTGTCCGAACATCTGGGTTGTTGTTCCATTCGTTTTCTGCACGTTCTTCTGGTGTTGCACCAACCGCTGTTGTTGCCTTGGCACTTGGGGTGACATTTGGCAGAGTTTCTTCTGCTTTCTTCAACCCAGCCAGGTAGTCATTACCTTTGGCTTTTTCTGCCTTGATAATTTCTACGGCCAGCTTTTCAGCGGTCATTTCTGGGTCCAGTTTGGCTTTTGCCAACAGATCCTCGTGTCCGGCGACAATCATGTCGTCCAGTGCCAACAGACGTTCACGTTCCGCTTTTGCGCCCTCAGCACGATAAGCGGCGATCTGTTCTTCTGTGATGGATTGTGGGTCCATGGTTTTTTCTCCTTTTTTGGTTTGTTGTGAAAGCTCGTATAATGTGGATTCGTATGTTCCCATACTGTCAGCCATGCCAGCATTGATTGCTGCATCGCCGATCAAAACTCCGCCTTGGCCAAAGTCAGATTTGACCGTTTCTACAGATACGTTGCGATAATTTGCAACCGCATCTATGAATTCAGATTCCAGCGCATCTAATTCGCTGCGGATTGTGTCCAGGCCCTCGGCTGTGCGTGGATCCGGTCGCTTGTTCTTGGCATTGCTTGATACTATCTCTATCTGTTTATATCCATCTGCATCAGCTGATTCTTGAACCGGCACGCTGGATACAACACCAATGCTGCCCAACATCGCTGTCTTTTCTACGACTATGCGATCCGTTGCTGATGCAAGCCAATATGCTGCCGAACAGCAAGAACGCCCCACATACGCCCATACCGGTTTCCAAAGGGTTGCGTTGTGGATTATCGCTGCCATTTCTGATGGTCCAACTGCAACACCACCTGGGCTGTCAAAGTCCAGCATGATGCCTTTGACATCATCATCGTCCAATGCTGTCTGGATATCTCGTGCCAGTATATCCAGGCCTGTGCCACCCATTAAAAAAGTGAATAAGTCGGTGCGTGCAGTGATGATTCCATGCACAGGAATAACGGCAATACCATCTCGTATGGTGCTGGTATATGTGCGTGCGAGTGGTTTTTGAGCAAATAAAGAAAGCCCCGACTGGAGCTCACTTAAATCTGTTCTTAAACACTGCAAAGCTGACGGTTCTATGGCCCAATGTTTGGACACGTTTTGCAAATCAATCTTCTTCATTTTGTGTATTTCCTATGGTTGTGGTTTCTATAAGTCCTGCCTCGGTCCGCAGTTGGTGTTCCTTGGCACGTTGGATATGTTTTGTTTCCCATGATCCGCCAGTTATCTGTGCGGTTTCTTCCTCCAACGTTGATACGCCCAGATTCACACGATATGCTGCGGCACGTATTTCTTTCAGCTGGTCAATCTGGCCCCTTGGTGGCCCAATCCACTCCGCCCCCAAGTATGCTGCACGCACAAATGGGTCTGAAAAGAACCCTGGTGCATCCAGGTATCCTCGGGCAATCGCCTCGGTTATGACCATTTCATAGATGGGTTGGCAGAATTGTGATGCCATCCATTTTCGTCTGCTGCTGAATGTCTTCCATGCCTCAACCAGTGCTGCTTGTGCGGCTGAATAACTGGCTGTGAAGTGCTTGATAAGGATTTCAAATGGCAGTTCCAGCGCAACCCCGATTTGCCGCAGAATCGATTGCACAAATCCATCAAACGCCTGGTTGGGCCGCTTGGGATCTGCGATCTCAATTGCCTCGTTCGGTTGCAGGTCCAGGATTGCCCCAGGGGACAGTTTATAGTCGCTGTTGCGTGCCGGTGCTGTGTCTTCTGCGCCCATCGGCACCATCGGTTTTAATCCCTCGTCACTCTCGGTTTTCACAAAGATTGTGAACATAGAAGAGATGACCGCTGCCATGATTTCTGCCTCGGTATATCGGTCCAGTTGTTTCAGGCTTTCAATAACCGGTGCCAGGTATGGGATTCCACGTGTCATGCCAGGTCTGTTCCGTGTGAATATGTGCAGCATCTGACGTATTCCGCTGTTATCAAATGCCGGCACACGTGCATAGGACAATGTTCCTTTGTCGTGGTCATCAGGGTGTCGGTTTGCAACGTGGTATGCCACCGGTGCGCCGTCTGT